ATGCCCATCAGCTTTGGCCGTTGAGTCGGTTAAATACATAGACACGAATGGGGTTGAGCAAACTGTCTCATCCTCTGATTACACGCTGGACACGTACGCTTTTATCCCGTTCGTCCAATCTGCTTACGATGTGGCATGGCCTTATACGCGACGCGAGCCGAATGCAGTGCGCATCCAGTTTACTGCAGGCTATGGCGCTACGGTCGAATCTGTGCCGGCCTTGATTCGGGAGCAAATAATCCTGCTTGTTGGGCACTGGACAAACTTTCAGCCGCAAGGGGAAAACGGTATCACTGTCTCGCGTATTCCTTACGCAATCCGAGACATCCTTGATAACTACCGGTACGAATTCATCTGATGCATGCGCGGCAAAGAATCAGGGAGGCTGTGGCAAGCATCCTCTCAAGGAGTCCTGTTGCCTGGAAATCGGTAGTCGAGTCTCGCATCGCTTCAAGCCGCGTTATCTGGCCGTACTTGATGGTATTCGTGGAGTCCGAGACTTCTCAGGCAGGAGTGGTAAACGATCCCTGCAATTACGACCGGGACCTGATCATTTCGATAGTCGGAATGCTGCGGCTGCCGGGCACAGGAGACAAGGAATCCATCGAGGACCGGATGGATGAAGTTTCGGCAGAGATCGAAACGAAGCTGACTCAGGACACGTTGCGCGCGAAGGTCATGGTCGGTTCCCTTGAGCATATCAGCACCAGCATGGCTGTGATCGAAGGAGAAGGACAGGACGGGCAGTACACATATCACGCTGAAGTCACTCTCTCATTCCGCATAAGTTATACGACAGAGGAAGGTTCACCAGATTCACTGATTTAAAGGTTTCAATCCCACCACAAGCCGCTTTCGAGCGGCTTTTTTGTTTTCTAAGGAGCAATAAATGGCAAAGATTTATACAAATTCAGGGCTGGTTCTCTCGATGCAGAGCGCTATTGCCGCTGCCGTGACAATTTCAGCGATGACAAATGCGAATCCTGGTGTATTCAGCGCCACGGCTCATGGCTTGCTGGATGGGGACCTCATTTTGATCCGTTCAAACGTGACTCAAATCAATGAGCGTGTGTTTACGGTAACAGACAAGGACACAGATTCTTTTCAACTCAAAAATACCGCTACCGGATCAGTCGGCATAGACACGACAAGTTTTGACGTGTTCACCAGCGGTACTTTTGAAAAATTGACCATGGGGATTTCTATTCCTGGATGTCAAGAGTTCTCGCCGTCCGGTGGTGATATCAAGTTTGTCGATACCACAACCGTATCGGATACCGTGGACAAGCAAATCGTAGTGGGCGCGACTGCGATGAGCTACAACATGACGATGCAGTGGGACCCGTCCGACTCGGCTCAAATCGCCATGCTGGACGCTTTTACAACCCGCACAAGCAAGGCATTCCGTATCAAGTGGCCCAATGGACGCGCAGCCTGTTTCTATGGCTCGGTTGGTTATGCTGGCCTTCCCGGTGGTAGCTCACAAGGAGTCACCACTTCTCCCGCTGCCGTGTCGATGAATGGCGCTGCTACCTACACGATCCCGTAATGAATCCTCTTATCGAGAAAATCCGTAAGGCTCGGCAGACTCGTGTCACGGTTGACGGAAAGACCTTTATTGTTCGTCGGCCTACGCATAAAGAAGCGCATTTCGATTTTTCAAAAGAAGCGCTGCAACTTGATCTGGTTGAAAAACTAGTAGTCGGATGGGAAGGGATAACAGAGCTAGATTTAATCTCAGGCGGCGACGCTGTTCCTGTCGAGTTTGACCGAGAGTTATTCATCGAATGGATAGCAGACAAGCCGCAATACTGGGCTGATTTAACTGCGGCTATCACGAAGGAATACACATCTCATGCTGAGAAACTGGTAGAAGCCGAAAAAAAACAGCGGCCTGGCTGGAAGAGTTAAAGCAGCCTTTTCCACCAGGCGATCCTCCCAAGGAATGCGAGTTAGCCATAAAGATTTGGATCATGATGGGCCGGCAGATAGATGGCGCAATGCTGCCATTGCTCTGCGAGATTTACGGCATCGAGGACGTTGAATCGCTGTTGGTTCAGCTTGTAACGATCAGGGATTTTGAATGGCCGAAACAATCACAATAACCGGACTGAGAGAGGTTCAGCGAAAGCTGTACTCATACTCTCAGCAATTAGGGGATAGGGTTGTCATTGGCGCGCTACGTCAAGGCGCGAATCTCGTCAGGAAACAGGCGCAAGCCAATGCTCCGGTAAAGACCGGTCTTCTCAAGCGCAGTATCCGTGTCTCGCGCTCCAAGATTCACAACGGCAAGAAATCCGAAGGAATGATTGGAGTTTATCTGTCTGTGAGGCAGGGTAAAAGCGGTGCGTTCTATGCCAAGTTTCAGGAAGACGGATGGAGAGCAGGGAAGTCGAAAAAGCAAATCCCTGGGAAGAAATTTATCGAACGCGCCTTTATCGACAAGCGCGAAGAGGCGGTCAATTTGATAGTTCGGTCAGCCACATCTGCGGCTGATTTGCTTGCTGTGAAATTGGGGTTATAAGATGGCTGGACGTGGTGTCGTTGTAGATTTCAACGCCAACATTGCTAGGTTTACTTCGTCCGTCGATAAGATGACGAATGATCTGGCGAAGTTCCAGACTAACGCGGCTCGTGTATCCAAGAATATCGACAAGTCATTTTCAAGTATTGCGTTTGGCATTAAAGGAGCGTTCGGCGGTATCGCTACAGCGCTGAGCGTGAATGAGTTGGCAACAATGGCTGACTCATTCCAGAATATTGAGGCCCGTCTTAAGTTAGCTACTCGCAGCGCTGCTGAGTTTGCGGAGGCAAGCGATAACATCAAGCGGATATCCTCTAGCTCCAAAAGCTCGTTAGAGGCCACTGCTACCCTTTATACACGCATTTCTAATGCTCTCCTTGATGTAGGAGGTACACAGGCACAGGTAGCCTCAGTCACGCAGGCCATGGCGCTCGGTCTTAGGCTCTCCGGGGCGACTGCTGAAGAATCCGCTTCTGCAATGCTGCAATTCTCTCAGGCCATTGGATCGGGGGTGTTGCGGGGCGAAGAGTTTAACGCGATCAATGAAGCGGCTCCACGCATCATGAAGGCGCTGGCTGATTCGATTGGCGTTCCTGTAGGCCAGTTACGCAAGCTTGCGGAAGAAGGAAAGATAACGAGGGACATTCTGGTTAACTCTCTCGGTTCGCAACTTCCAACCTTAATCAAGGAAGCGGAAACTCTGCCTAACACGATTGGCTCTGCGTTCCAGAATGCCAAGAATGAAATTCTCCTGACGATAGGGGCGATAGATAAAGCCACTGGAGCAAGCAACGCATTCGCTAGCGCAGTGGGAAAGTTGACGGCAGGAATTGCCGGTTGGAGAGAATTCTTTAATCCGACTAGTGAGCAGCAGCTTGAGAAACGCCTGAACGATCTGCGTAGCTCGATGGATGACATCCTGCTTCGTCGCAACCTTATCAGTAAGGTAGGTATTGATTCGTCAGGTTTCTGGGCAAAGGACTTCGATAAATTAAACATCGAAGCGCTTACTCTGAAAAAGATACTGGACGGTATTCAAGAGGCCGCAGCAAACACAAAGCCTGATACTTTTACGCCTCTAGCCGCCCCCACGGGACCAACGGCGGAACAGATAGCCGCGGCAAAGGCTGCCGCTGAAGCTGCAAAGAAGGCAATGGAGGCTTTGCGCAAAGAAGGCGCGCAGCTTGCCGCATCGGTTGATCCTATTATCAATCGGAATCAGGAACTGGCTAAGTACGTAGAACTGCTCCAGAAAGGTGCAATCAGTCAGGATACTTTTGATCGCGCTGCGACGAAGAGCATAACAACGGCTCAGGCTGCTCTAGACGCTACAGACCAGCGTCTTATCGCTGCGAAACAGGCTCAGGAGGCTTTAGACGCACTGACCAAGGAAGGAGAGAATCTTAAACTAGCTGTCGATCCTTTCTACAAGCTGAACAAAGAAGTAGAGCGGTACAGTGAGCTTCTGGAAAAGGGTGTGATAGACCAACGTACCTTTGAGCTTGCCGTAGAAAAGAGCATGGGCAAGAGTACAGAAATCGTCAAGGATAGCGCGGACAAAATGAACGCAGCTATGATTGGCTTCCAGACGAACGTTCAAAGCACGTTAGGGCAGGGACTTTACAACGCCATGACGGGAAGATTTGACAGTATCTTTGATGCGTGGAAAGACTTGCTGTTCCGTATGGTCTCGGCTGGATTGGCTTCCCATCTTACCGAGTCAATATTTGGCTCAAACGGAAGCAGCGGATTGCTCAAAGGCGGTCTAAGTATTCTTAGCTCAATTTTCGGTGGCTTCGGAGGCGGCAAGTCTGCTGGCGGCTTAAAGCTCGGTTCGTCAAACTTCGGTCAATTCCTCTGGCCTACGTTCGCTACTGGTGGCGATCACATGGGCGGATTACGTCTAGTTGGCGAGAATGGCCCTGAACTGGAAGCAACAGGCCCGTCAAGGATATTCAACGCCAACCAGACCAAAGACATATTGGGTGGCGGCAAGAAAGGCGTATCAGTTAACTACGCTCCAGTTATTCAGATTGACTCTCGCGCAGACCGTACCGAAGTACATGCGATAGTTACTCGCGCTGTGAAACAGGGAAATGCGGATTTAGTCGAAAAAATGCAAAGGCAGGGAATTATCTAATGGCGGTTATTGATTGGCCTTCCTTGCCTGTTGCCCGTTTCTCATGGGCGCAGCAAAGGTACGATGTCGCGTTTAATTCCGTGTTCGGGAGTCAAGCGGTAGAAGCTTCTACTCCAGGATGGGCGGTTAACATGGAGTCTCCTGCTGGACTGTCAGTTAACGGCGGTGCGTGGCAGTCGTTAGGTATGCAACTCCGCGGCAAGACGAACCAACTCGCTCTATGGAACATAGCTCGTCCTGTTCCTCTCGGCACGATGCGTGGCACTATGACGCTCAACAGTAGCGCGAATCAGGGCGATACAACGCTATCCATAGTAGCCAGTGGGCAGACTTCTAAAACGCTCCTGCAGGGCGATTTTCTAGGTATTGGAACGCTCCTGACTCAGCAAGTAGTAATGGTAGTAGCCGATGCCGCTAGTGACGGCTCAGGGGTTATATCCGTAACGATTGAACCGGCTCTGCGTAATGCCTTTGCTATCGGAGAATCGGTAACATGGGATAGGCCGAAAGCTTTATTCCGTCGCGTAGACTCCAAGTTCAGTTGGCAGCATAGCGCGGCGATTGTGGAAGGCTTCAGCCTGGACCTCGTAGAAGATTGGAGGGCGGCGTGACAACGCTCGATTCCTCACAGCAGGACGAACTGGAAAAACCGGTCACACGGCTGGTCTATTTCGTTGAGCTGCAGTTCCTGTCCCAAACAATCTATATCTGCTCTGCCAACCTCAGTTTGACCTGGGGAGGTCATGATTGGATAGGGCTAGGCTCTATTGGCTCGATCAGCGCTATTGAAGAATCAGAAGGGGTAGAGTCGAAGAGCCTGACATTCGCCTTGAACGTGGCCCAGCATTCGATACTTGCTTTAGCCATTGGAGAAGTTGAAGAGTATCGCGGGAGGAATGCACGGCTTTACTTCTGCCCTTTGGATGAATCGTTTCAGCTTGTAGGAACTCCCGTACTCTGCTGGCGCGGGATCATGGATACCATGTCGGTCGGGGTAGACGGAGAAGAAGGGCAGATATCGCTTAAGTGTGAAACCAGCGCATATGGTCTAAAACGCCAACCAGGGTTGAGGCTTAACGCTGCTCAACAGAAAAGCCGCTACCCGACTGATACAGGATTGGACCTACTTACCGGCCTAATAGCTGAGCCTGTCGTATGGGCATCTGCGAAGTTTCAGAGAAGCATCAATTGAATGTTGACAACCTTATTGTAGAGTAGCATTCTGGAATTTTCCGGAGGCTATTTATGAGATTGTTTGCGGCATTGCTAGCGACCGTATTGTTCGGATGCTCCACTGCTCCTTACCATGGTGAATACACGCGTGGCGGAAAGCCTGCAAACTATAAGGACGACCGAGCTGAATGCCGCGAGGTAGCAAAAAAGAAATCTACTGAAGAGTTCTTTGGTGAGGCGTGGAGTTCTCCATGGTGGCAGTCGGTTCAAAAGAACACCAAGGCTTGTATGGATGAACGCGGTTATGAGTGGGTCAAGAAAGAATGATATTTCTTCCTACATCGCTGAGCATATCAATCGCCCGTTTGAATGGGGTGAGAACGACTGTTGCACCTTCGCTATCGGTTGGCTGGAAAGAAAGTCAGGTATTGATTATCTGACAGAGCATAGGCCGTGGCGAACGGCGCGACAAGCAAGCAAGAAACTAAGAGACCTGGGAGGTCTCTTTTTTTTGTTCCAAAAACACTTAAAGCAGATAAATCCGAACATGGCTCAAGACGGCGATCTTACGATTATCGACGGTACAGCCAGCGTATTCAGTGGAAGGCATGTTGTATCTGTAGGATTTGAGGGGCTGGTATACAAAGATAGGTCGGAAGCCGAATGCGCCTGGCGCTGCTAGTTTTACTGCTGCTGCCATGGCCGGTTTACGCAATGCCCCCCGCGATCATCGCTGCTGCTATTGGGGTGAGCATAGCCACAGCGGAAATGATTTCGCTTGGGATAACCATTGCCTCTATCGCCTTTACGATAGGAACAACGGTATACGGTGCGGTAGCTCAGAAAGCCGCCGCCAAGAAAGCGAAGCGCGCTGCAGCCAAGGCAAGGGAGGATTTTCTCAATTCGCTTCAGGACCGGACAGTAACGCGCATCGCGACTGAAGCGCCTTGGAGGATTGTTTACGGCAAGTGTAAGGTCGGGTCTGATGTCGTGGCAATTCTCGTGTCAGGAGCGAACGAAGAATACAAGCACATCGTTTGCATACACGCTGCGCACGAGTCGGAAGCGATCGACGAGATTTACATCAATGGCAAGGCTCTGGGTCCACTCGACGATGATGGTTTCGTCACGACTGGCGATTACTTTGTCAACTCGTCAACCCAGAGCATAACAGAGACTTTTGCCACATCGCCTTTTACCCTTGCTCACACGCCGTCCAGTTCGATTAAGGTCATTGCTTACGGGCGCGGCAGTATTGGAAATGCGGTCGGGATTATCCCGCTTAGTGGCGAGGTAACTTATACCAGAGTAGGCAACACGATTACCGTTACAGGATCGTTGCCTGCTGGTCTGCCTGTTGGCTGGACGTTTACCTTTGACCATTACAGCGTTACTTATCAGTACCAGGTAAACAACGCTCAGGTTCGGGTAAAGAAGCATCTAGGTACGCCTACAGACCCTGCCGATGCCTCTTTGCTGGCTGAGTGCGGTGCGAAGTGGAAAGACACTGCGGTTCTTCGCGGCTTTACCTATACGGTTATTCGGCTCGATCTGAGACAGGCAGAGTTTCAAGGTGGCTTGCCGGATATAAACGTCCTGATGCGCGGCAAGAAGCTGTACGACTTGCGGACAGGAGAGACGGCATACAGCACGAATCCGGCTCTGGCGATATACGATTATCTACTTTCGCCGTTCTGTAACGTTCCTGAGAGCGATATACCTACAAGCTTCTATATCACGGCAGCTAATGTCTGTGATGAAGTTCAAACGTTCGGGGCGTTATATACCCTGAATGGGACAGTCACAGCGGATCAGGATCAAGCGCAGATTCTAGAGGCCATGGCTGACGCGATGGCGGGCGGCATAGTTTCGACTACCTGGGAGGTATTTGCGGGCAAGTACGTTGCTCCTATCGCGTCCCTGGAGCAGTCTGACATAGTTGGTTCACTGGCGGTTACTCCCGGTATCTCGGATGCTGACATTATCAACGGAGTACGCGGACAGAATATAACCGCTGAGAATCTATACGTAGCGACTGACTACCCTCCGTACCAGAACGCAACGTATCTCGCTGCTGACGGACGGGACAAGTTTGCTGACATTAACTTCCCTTTTACCGATTCGGCTCAGCGCGTTCATAACCTTGCCAGGATACAGGTAGAGGACCAGCGTAACGGATTTACGGTTAAGGCGGAGTTTAGCTTAAAGGCATGGGATATCCATGTCGGGGATAGAGTAACACTGACCAGTGCCTTTCTAGGGCAGACAGATAAGGTCTATCGCGTAACGGATAAGAGCTATTCGCCTACAGCGGCTATTTCTCTCACGCTGAAGGAGGACGTAGCAACTATATGGGATCTGGCTGATACCGTCACTTTAGACGATACGCCCAATACTGATTTACCTAATCCGTTCCTGATCGCTCCGCTCAGTTTCGTTACATGCGACTCAGGCACGAGCGCGTTACTGATCCAGCAAGACGGCACGATAGTTTCTCGTATCCATGTCTCATGGAGCGCTGGTCTGCTCGGCCTAGTCGATATCGAGTGGAAGAAAGATAGCGATACGGCATGGCATAAAACACAAGCGACTGGCGATCAGTCCGAAACGTTCCTGTCTCCTGTAGAAGATGGCGTTTGGTACATCGTCAGGGCGCGGAAAGTTGACTCATCCCTGCTGAACGTAAAATCTGATTGGACTTATGCCGATCTGCATCAAGTAGTCGGCAAATCTGCGCCTCCTGGGGATGTAGAAAACTTATCGATCGACGGTTCAATCCTGACATGGACTGAGGTAACAGACCTTGACCTTGCGGGATATGTCTTTAGGTATCACTACGGCAATAACCTTGATTGGGGAACCGCGAGCCCTCTTCACAACGGAATAGTAACCGGCTCACCCTATGACCTGATCGCGCTGCCATACGGCTCCGTGACGATCATGGGTAAGGCGCTGGATACGTCAGGAAATGAGTCGGTTAATGCGGCTCAGATATTCACGAATCTAGGCGATGCTCCTGTAGCGAACGTAGTTGAAGAGCATGATTTTCATCCTACGTTTGCCGGAACGCTGACGAACTGCTCTCTGTCGAGCGGAACGTTAATAGCCAACGCGGCTGATTCGTTCTACGGCGATGACCTCCAATCGTTCTATGGCAGCACGGGATCGTTTTACAAGCCTGCTGCTGGCTTTGGAGCGATGGTTTATGAGTCGGATGTCGTAACGATTTCATCCGGCCTTGTTGGTTCGAAGATTACGCTTGACCTTGTATCAGAAGGGACTGACGTAAAGATTGAGTACAAGATAAGCGGAGAAGGATCGTTCTACGGTGCTGATGACGATCCTTTCTACAGTACCGACACGGACGCTTTCTATGCTCCCGGTCCCGAAGCATTCGATGCTATCGACGCAGGAACTTTTGACAGTAATAACCCGAACAGCTTTGCAGTAGCGGACGCGGCTCACTTCGATCCAAGTAACCCTAATTCCTTTTTGGCGGTAGACCTCGGAGCGTTCTCCGAAACAGGGGCGTTCTTCGGCTCCTATTCGCCCACGTGGATACCTTGGCCCGGGCAGATTACAGCGAAGAATGCGGATTATCAGTTTCGGGTAACGATTGGATCAGGGAACACGCAAGGAAAGATAACCGCTTTCAGTTTGATCGTTGACGCTCCCGACATTATTGAAATTATCCCTGACCTTGCTATCTCAGCAAGCGGCACGGTAGTCACGTACACGAAAGATTTCACTTCTATAAAAGCGACCATGTTCGGGGCTTTGCAGCCAGGGACAAGCGGAGCTAGAAGTTTAACGATAGATAAAACAAATCCGCTAGCACCAGTTGTTCATGCTCTGAATATTTCGGGAGTTGCCGTATCAGGAGCGAAAGTAGATATCACACTTCAGGGCTATTAAATGACAATGCTCCCGTTAAAAACGGCTATCTCCGATACATATCCTAACCCTAGCAACGCTACCGCCAGGGCTGGCTTTGCAACTCTATGGGACGCCGTTAACGAGTTTCAACAAAAATCCGAACTTGATCTGGCCTCTGCCGCTACTTGCGACATAGGCGGTCAGGCATCGACAAAACTGAGGATTACCGGGACGACAGGCATCACTTCGTTCGGCACGAATTACCGTGGACCGATCATGCTGCGGTTTTCCGCGGCTGTTGCGATAACTCATAACGCCACAACTCTTCGCTGTCCTGGCGGCGCGAACTACACGACTGCAGCTAACGAAGTCGGTTTGGCGTGGCCTATTGCTTCAGTAAGTGGAACGATAGACGGATGGCAGTACGCATCTCTTAGCGGCGGTTCATTGATCGGCGCTGCTGCTATTACCTCTGGCTCGATTACCGGCATTACAGACCTTGCTATTGCAGACGGGGGTACGGGGGCGAGTACGGCTGCCGCTGCTTTCACCGCATTAAAGCAAGCCGCGACGACTTCAGCAACTGGAGTTGTTGAATTGGCGACTGATGCAGAGGCGATGGCCGGCACTGACACGACAAGGGCTGTTACTCCTTCTAACTTGGCCTCTGCGAAAAGCTACGGAGCAAGCGGATACCAGAAATTCCCCGGCGGTTTGATTATTCAGTGGGGCGTATCCGGAAGCCTGTCTCCCGACGCTAACACAACCCTTTCCCTGCCCATTACTTTTCCCAATGCCGGTCTGGTGGCTGTCGGGACTATCCTGAATAGCGCGACAGGGGATGACGATACCGCTGTGAGAGTGCTGGCGCTATCGACTACACAGATCACTCTCAGAGCAGAGGGGATGAGCGCATTGCATAGCGGCACACGATATATCAACTACGTCGCAATAGGATATTGAAATGTATTACTCGCCTTCAACAAAGGGTTTTTACGACCAAGAAATAAACAGCGACATTCCATCAGATAAGGTATCTCTGACCGATCAGCAATATCAAGAATTGATGGTGGCGCAATCGGAGGGGAAGGTTATCTCTGTTGTTAATGGAGAACTTGTTTCTTCTGATCCGGCTCCGGTAACAAAAACAGACGCGGAATGGAATGCTGCTGTTGACGCTCAGCTAATGGCTGCTGACTTGAAGATTATCCGCGCTCTGACAGAAGGCGACACGGCACGTATCAACGCACACAAAGCCGCTCAGGCAACTCTCAGGGCAACGAGGCGCTAAATGGCCTGGAATGATCCGGCAACAACGGTCCTTCGCGTATCTAAGGGCGCTGCTCTTACCCTTGCAGAGTATGACGCGAACGTAGCGAATCTCAACGCGAAGCAGGCCGAGAAGGTTCCATATCACTTAGACGACTCCGACAACATCATCGGGTATCTTTACCCCTTGATACTGCGTCCTGTCGAAGTTTTGGCTGGCTCGGCTGTCGCTTCTTCCTGCTCAAGTTCGGCTGTGGACGAAGAGCTTTATACCTTCAATATCCTTGCAGGAACTCTCGGAGTAAACAGCATCATCCAGATAGAACCGCTTTGGACATTTGCGAATAGCGCGAACAATAAAATCCTGAGCGTGGCGATTGGCTCAACAGTGGTCTACACGGCAACGCGGACCACTTCAGTTAAAGAAGCGCCCCTGATCGTGCTGGCTAACCGTAACTCTCTGGCCTCGCAAATACAGCCTTACGACACCACATACGTCACGGCCGGCTCCGGTACTCCTGCTACTTACACAATCGACTTCTCGGTTAATCAAACTCTGAGGATCATAGGGCAGCGTGCTAACTCAGGTGACGCGCTGACACTTGAGTATTTCCGTGTTCTGCATTTCGTGGGCGACTAAATGACCACTTGGTATTTTGATTCAGTTAACGGCTTGGATGCTAACGCAGGGACAAGCGAAGGGGCGGCAAAAGCAAGTTATGACGCTTTTCGCGTTGCTGGATTAGGGACTAACTCCGACACGTACCTATTCAAGCGTGGCACGACTCAGGTTATCACGACAGCGAATATCGGCTTTCGCTCTGGCCTAAGCACCACTAACCGAACAATAGTAGGAGCGTACGGGACCGCATCTGTTCCTTATGCGACTTTCAAGCCCGTGGCTTCGGGAACTCCTGCGAGTGACTTCATTATCAACTGTAGCGGCTTGAGCAACATAGACATCAGCGATCTGTACTTTGATGGGCTGAATCAAGTCTCTTATTCGATGTACATCCTGGCTAGCGGCGCTACGGCTAATAGCGGACACAGAATAAGACGATGCTATTTTACGAACATGAAGTACGGCGGCTCAGGCCTGGTTATCGGGGCAACTGCAACGTCAACCGGGGCGACAACTGATTATGTAATAGAGGACTGTCACTTCTTTGATAACCGGACTCATGGACTACTGATTAATGGAGCCTGGGGCGTAACGGTTCGGCGCTGCAAGTTTTACGGAAATGGCTTTAATGCTGCTGCTGGTGGACATGGCTTGTCCTGCAAAGCAAGACGTACCGACGCGTCTAGCGGTTGGACGAATACGAGCGGAACGATTTGGCAAAAGACACTAGCCGCTTATGAGACTGACGTGTACTACGTCAAAACATCAGTAAGCGGGTATCAGCGGCTTGCAAAGAATGTCAGCACTCCAACGACTCCTACTCTAGGCGAGTTCGGTGTGAGCGGCGGGGTTCTTTATATCAATATGAACTCTGCATCCAACCCTTCCAGCCAGAGTGTGGTTTATGCCTGGGGGCGGTGCTACAACATTCTCGTGGAAGATTGCGAGTCCTACGAAAACGTATGGGATCAGACCGCGCCAGATCATGAGGGGCATGGCTTCGCGCTTGATGACTTTACCGACTCATCTATCCTTAGACGCAACAAGTCTTACAACAACGAAGGCGCTGGCTTCACGATCAATCGCGGCGATAACAATACGATTGAAAACAATATTGCATATAACAACCAGCTCGCGGCTGTAGCTGGATCGGCCTGCTGGAATAGCACGATCCGGCACAACACTTTTTACGCAAACAATACCGGGACCGGGGCGCATAACGGCGAGATAGCTTTTTTCACCTATGCGCAAAACGGGGTAATCACGAACAACATCCTTAGGGGGTCGCGGACGTACGGTATCGATGTCGACACGACCTGTGCTGGTTTC